GCGAAATCTGAGGTGCGCAGCGTCAACTCGGTGTCGCCAACGGCAGCGGGCAACGTGGTGCTGACTCCGGCAGACATCGGCGCCGTTAGCACTGCACAGCTGACACAACTGGCAACACCGTCCGGGGTGCCGCAACTGACTGCATCGGGCGTGCTGAGTACCAATCAGCTGCAGGTGGCGACCACGGCGCAGCTGGGCGTGCTGAGCGTGGATCCGGTCGCCAGCAATTCGCTTTTCGTCAGCAGCGCAGGCGCCGCCAAAATCATTCCCGGCACGTCCACGGTGGTGGGCGGCGTCAAATCCTCCGCATCTATCGAAATTGCAGGCGACGGAACAGCGACCGTCGCCAGCGCTGGAACTTACTAACCTATGGCCTTTCCGATTATCCCGAAGCGCCGATCCGGCGCGACCGGCAACCCGGCGTCGCTTCAAGTCGGCGAACTGGCGGTCAACACCTTGACGGGCGAACTGTTTCTGGGCGGCGACAGCGCTGTGATGCTGCTCAACCCGCCGACCTCGGCAGGGACGACGGTCACCGAGCACACCGGCGACGGCACCACGGTGGCGTTCACCTTCACCGGCTACAACGGCACTGCAGACGGCGGCTACCTCGTCAGCGTAGGCGGAATTGATCAGCCTCCGAGCAAATACGCGGTGACCAGCACCGCAGGTGGCACCATCACGTTTGTGGAAGCGCCGGTCGCGGGCGAACTCATCAGCATTCGCGCAATCGTGGCAAGCGGCGCCGGTGGTGGCGGCATTACCGAACTCACCGGGGACGTGACCGCATCGGGCACTGGATCCGTAGCGGCAACACTCGCCAGTGTCACGACGGCACAAAGTGGCGTTGGCAGCGCGACTGCAATCCCGGTGGTTTCAATCGACGAAAAAGGCCGCGTGACCGAGTTGACCACAGTGCAGTTTGGCGGGCTGACGACGGAGCAGATTGCTGGGCTGGCGACCACCGCTCCGGCGGCGCTTGCGACCACGCCGGTGGTGGGCCTGAGCATGTTTGCAGCACGGGCAGATCATGCACACAAAACTGCAACCGTTTACGCTCGGACAAAAACGGTGGGCGTAGACGCAGCAACAGTTCAAGGGTGCATTGACCTTGTCACTGATGCAGCGGCACAAAACCAAGCGCAAGTCTTGGTGCCGCCAGGTGTTTACACGGAGAGTTTAACGCTAAAACCTTGTGTCTCTGTCGTGGCAAGCGGCCAGAACAATGGCCAGATCTCAACTGTTCGAATCGTCGGAAACGCTACATTTACCGGCGGCGCAACAGCTGGAGACAACACGTTGCAGCTTATTGGTTTGACGCTTCAAACCGACCACGCAACCTTGCCAGCTTTAACGGTGACAGCAACAGGTGGAGTTTCAACACTGTTGCACATGCAAGACTGCATGGTGACGTTTTCCAACGCCGCCACAACGGCGAAAGGCGTTGAAATTGGCAGTAATTGCGCCGCTCGTTTAATCAACGTGCGAACGCAAGGCAGCTTCACCGCCGGACAAGGTGGCACTCACATCGACGTCAACGGCGGCATTTTTTACGGCGAAAACTACACCGCTGAATATGGCACCCGCGCGATGTTGTTGCGAGGCACCAACGGCGCATTAAAACCCTACGGGGAGCTGAAGTGGTCTAACATTTCGGTTCAAGGATCCAATGCGATCGAAATAACAAGCAATACGGCGTTGCTGACGATGGGGTGGGTTAACGTTAACAACCTGTCGACAACCGGAAACGGCATCACCATTGCAGCGGGGTCTGTAGTTGGCGCCACGCAATGCGTTTTTGCGGTGCAGGCTGGAGCGTCAAACTACGTGGTAACTGGCGCCGCTGGTTCATATTATTATTCGCTGGGGAACTCTTACAGCAATGCAACGGGAGCGCCTTACGAAACCAAAATTGGCGCGTCAGTAACTCAGTTTCAGTACGCCAGGAGCTACGACCCGGCGAGCGGCGACCTTGCTGGCACGTATCCGGCGCCAACGCTGGCGGCGATCACCACCGCACAAAGCAACGTGGGCAGTGGTACTGTCATCCCGCGTCTATCCATCGACGCCAAAGGCCGCGTGACTGCGCTCTCGACGGTCGCAATGGCAGCGCTGACGACGACGCAGATTGCCGGGCTGTCCACAACTGCACCAGCTGCACTCTCGACCACTGCCATTGCGGGGCTCAGCAGCTTTGCCGCTCGAGCAGACCACGCGCACCTGTTGCCGTCTGCCGCTGACGTGGGCGCACTGGGCGCAACTGCCGCAGCCGGTGGAGATCTCGCGGGGAATTACCCCAACCCAACGCTTGCGGCAATCACGACGGCGCAGAGTAACGTGGGAAGCTCGACGCTGATCCCCGTCCTCAGCATTGATGCGAAAGGCCGCGTCACTGCGTTGTCAACCGCGTCGGCTGGTGGCAACGCCACGCAACTACAAGGTCGTGCGATTGCGAGCACGGAGCCGACAGACAAACAAACGCTGACCTACAACGCAACGTCCCAACAATGGGAGCCTTATGGCGGCACCTATAATGTCGAAGTTTTGCTTGTTGGCGGTGGCGGTGGCGCCGCAGTTTTTTATTCCGGAGGCGGCGGCGCTGGTGGATTAGTTTCCGGAACTGTAACCATAACGCGTTTAACGAACTATTCAATTGTAGTTGGTGCGGGGGGCGCTGGATCGTCAAACGGAACGAATACCGGCTCGAGAGCATCGTCTGGCGGAGATTCTTTTGCGTTCAACTTAACCGCACTTGGCGGGGGCGGTGGAGCGTCAAGGTTGGCTGGTGGCTCTGGCGGATCTGGAGGTGGCGGCGGCAACGCAAACACGGCAGGGGGGTCTGGAACTTCTGGGCAAGGTTTTGCTGGCGGAGCTGGAAGCGGCACAAATGGCATAAGTAACATTTGTGCTGGCGGCGGTGGAGGAGCCACGGAGGTTGGCGTGACTGGAGTTTTTAATTCGGTAAAAGGCAACGGCGGAGCCGGAAGCAGTGCTTTTTCGACATGGGCAACTGCCACAAGTACAGGCTCTAGCGGCGCTTATGCTGGCGGCGGTGGTGGCGGAGCAGTTGCAGGGGGCACAGTCACATCTAGATCCGTTGGAGGCATTGGCGGTGGAGGTGCTGGTGGATTTAATACGGGCATCACTGTCGGCACTGCTGGCGCTGCAAACACTGGCGGAGGCGCAGGCGGCGGCGGAGAAAATCAAAACACAACAGGTGTTTCTGGCGGTTCCGGAATTGCGATTTTGCGTTACCTTGGCGCTCAACGCGGCACGGGCGGCACAGTCACATCCGCAGACGGGTACACTTATCACACGTTTACAAGCTCTGGCATTTTTTACACGGCATAACATGGCACACTTTGCAAAAGTCCTAAACGGCGTGGTGCAACAGGTCATTGTTGCCGAGCCTGAGTTTTTCCTGACGTTCCGCGACACTTCGCCAGGCACATGGCTACAAACCAGCTATAACACGCGAGGCGGCGTCCATTACGGGCCAGACGGGCAACCTGACGGCGGCGTGGCATTGCGCGCCAACTATGCGGGCGTGGGCTACATTTACCGGCAGGCCGAAGACGTTTTCCACGCTCCGCAGCCGTTCCCGAGCTGGACAATCTGCGCACCAACGTGGATTTGGCAGCCGCCCGTGCCAATGCCGCAGGACGGCAAGCTCTACGAGTGGGATGAGGCGCAACTAAACTGGGTGGAACTCAATTAACATGCCATCTCTCAACTCTCCAATTTTGACCGGCGACGTGTCCGGCGGGCTGCACTCGACGAGCGTGAACAAGCTCAAAGGCCAGCCGGTGGCAGCGACGGCACCAACGAGCGGGCAGGTGCTGACATGGGACGGCTCGCAATGGGCTCCTGCCGCCTCTACGGGCGGTGGTGGCGGCGGCGCAAACGGGCTGACGTACTATCTCAACCAGGGCACGAACGCTGACGCGCCGACCACCAATCTGCCAGGCACACCGAAACAGCTTGGGCGCAGTGCAGACGCGAGCCAGACAACGGCAGCGAGCGGCACGCTGACGCCGGAAACATGGACGCAGTTTGCCGGATTTGTCACCGAGTCCACGCCGCAGGATCCGGGATCGACCGACATCCCGGCGGGGCTGTTTGATTTTAACGTGTGGCTTGTGGGGGTTGCTGACAACAACCACAGCAACAGCGTGCGTGCCAAGGTGTTTAAGTACGATGGCAGTGCTGCGCCTACGCTACTTGCGACCTCCGCAGCGGTGACGATTGGCACGACTGCCGCTCTAGTTGGCTTTACGGTGCTGGTGCCAGAGACGACGATGCTGGTGACGGATCGCATTTTTGTTACGCTCGAAGCCTACGCAACGGGCAACAACCACAGCGTCACTGGGCAGTTTGGCGGCAACACGCCATCGCACGTCCACACGTCCCTCGGGCTTGTCGCAGGCACGGGTCTTTGGAAAAACGTGGCGGGGGTACTGCAATCACCTGCGAGTCTGCTTGTTGACGCGGATGTGGCCAGCGATGCGGCTATCGCGCAAAGCAAAATTGACGGGCTGACCAATGCGCTGGCAAACGTCTCCGCGCCAGGGGCGTACGTGGAGTTTTTTGAGCAGTTCATGGGGACTGCTTCCCTGACTGGGAATTTGACATTTGGCGTCACTGGCGGCACCAACTCACAGGTCAACGCTGGATTTGGAGTTGTCGCAATGTCAACCGGCACGGCAGCAGCGGCAACGCAACAAGCGCGCATTAATCAAGCTGCTAGTGTGGCGTTGATTGGCAACTCTGCCGCGCGCGTAATCTTTCGAGTTGGTCAAAGCGGAACGACTTGGTTTGATGGAACTTTGACGGGCGCTTTCCGCTGCGGTTGGGGAGATTCCATCACGGCAGAATCTTCAAACGGCATTTATTTCCGCGTGCAAAACGGACAGGCGATCGACTTTGTGACCCGCACAGGGGCCACAGAAACCTTAACGTCAACGGGAGTTTCTTTTGCTACAAACACGTTTCGCGCGTTGGAAATTCTCATCAACGCAGCCGGGACACAGGTGGTTGCCAAAATCGACGGCAACACGGTTGCCACGCACACAACCAACATCCCAACCGCTCGGGTCTTTTTCTTCGCTCACATCAACCGCACTGCCGCGATTGGAACGGCTGTTGTCGCAAACATTGATTTTGTGTACTCGCGGATCACGCCAAACACGCCTTACTTCGCATGAGCCAACTCATTGACCTAATTGCCCAACAGGCAGCCGCGCAGGGGCTTTCCATGGCCCTTACGCTGGCGGCGGTGTGGCACCTGCACGGCAAGATCCGCGAGTGCGAGGCAGACCGCAAGGCTCTTTGGGAACGACTACTCAACGAACATGAAACAGACTCTAAAGACCTACATTAGGCAGCCTTCGACGTGGCTGGGACTCGCAAAGCTCGGGGCTGCGCTCGGGTTTTACTCGACGGGCGTCGGTAACACGACAGTGGACGCCATCCTAGGCATCTTTGGCGTCATCGACGTAATTCGTAACGAGCGCGGCCAGAAGCCACTTCTATGACTGTCCTTCCTGTACCAGTAATCCCAAGCCTGCAAGCCCGCTACCTCGGCGCGACCCCACCAGCAGGCTTACAAGTCCTCGCCGCCGCAAAAAGGATCCTGCCCCCGGCGGGCACTGACGGCGTCGGGCTACCGACTGACAAGATTAGCCCGCACAGCGGCATTTACGACGCGCAGGGCAGGCTACCGCAAATACCCGGACCAGGGCTCACGTTTTTCGCCCGCGCATGAATCTGTCACCGCGCGGCATCGCCAAAATTATCGAATGGGAAACGGGCGGGGAGCGCTACTACGACCGGCACCCGGAATGGCCGGGCGAGGCCAGTGGGATCACCATCGGCGTTGGCTGGGACCTCGGGCATTCGCACGCGGGCGAGACAACCAGGGCATGGTCGCCGCACCTCGACAAAGCCACGATCGAGATTCTCGTCGCGCTGACCGGACACCGCGGGGAGGCTGCACAGGTCCGGCTCCCGCACGTTCGGCACCTGGTGATCCCGTGGGCGGCTGCGTTGGCCGTGTTTCAAGACGTGACCATTCCCACCTGGTACATCCGCACAATGCGAATTTACCCGCAGGTTGACGAGCTGCCGGGCGATTGTGCGGCGGCGTTGGTGTCGCTGGTTTTCAACCGTGGCCCGAACCTGACCGGCGACCGGCGGCGTGAGATGGCCGAGATCCAGCGGTTGCTCCGCGTGGGCGATCTGGGCGGCGTGCCTGACCAGCTGCGCGCCATGAAGCGGCTCTGGCCCGACACAAAAGGGCTGCGGCGGCGCAGGGATGAAGAGGCCGAGCTTTTCGAGGCTGGGCTCGTTCCGGCGGGCGAATAGTTTCCGACCAGCGCACCGGGTGCCGAATGGTGTGCAGGGAGAGCCTGCAACGGGTTTTTTGGATTCTGACCCCATGAAACAAAGGCACTTGCGCAGGAGCCGGTAAACTCAGGGTAGACACCCAAGCGGGCTTTGCTAGGTTGCGGGCATGGATCCCGTCAACAACCCGCCACATTACACCGCTCATCCGTCTGGGGTTGAGTGCATCCGAATTGCCGAGCACTTCAACTTTTGCACCGGCAACGCCATCAAATACCTTTGGCGAGCAGGCCAGAAAGGCGATGCCGTCCAGGACTTACGCAAGGCGATCTGGTACATTGAGCGTGAGATTGCGCGGCTCCAGAACACTGCAAACCGCTAAACGCCATGGACATCACACTGCGAGAGCACTGCGCGCGCATCGCCAAGGCTGGCGGTGCTGCAAAATCCGAAAAAAAAGCACAGGCGGCACGCAAGAATGCCAAGCGGCCGAGACCTAAAGCGCGCGAACTCAACGCCTTAAAGAGGGCAAAAAAAAGTGCAACAAATAGCTAGCCAAGCGCGCTTGGCTGGCTATAGTTGGGCCCATGACAACGAACACCGCACTGAACGACGAACCCGAAACTTACGAAGAAATGGAAGACCGGCTGGCACTTGAAGCCGAGTATGCCGCAGAAGAACTGGCAGAAGATGTCCGCAAAGGGCGCGCATCTTTTGACTTCTAGGCCGAAACGCCCTCCGGGGCGTCCGACCCGTTAAGCGGGCGCTGACGAGGCCGTCAGAGTGAGACAACCAACCGAGACAACCAACCGACCACTACACCATGACCACTGCACCCGCCCGCGCATTTACCTGCGACCTTTACGGCCACGACGGATTTCTCCGCCACGCTGGCATCCGCGTCAAATGGCAGGCTGACCACCTGCGCGTCGGACCGTGCGCACTGGCGCTCGACACAGTCACCGCTGACGGCGCTGGCCGTATCCGGATCCCTGCCGGTGTGCTCGTCCGGCAGCCGCGCAAATCCCGGCGATAGTCAGTTCCCGTTGAGCGTCCGCACCGCGGGCGTTCCGGGGAGCTGGTACGCTCCGACAACAACCAACAGAGACATGAGCACATCACACTACGCAAGCCGCCCAAATCGGGCGCAAACACCTCCGCGTAACACACGGCGTTACACGGCAGGAAAACTGATTACCATCGGCATTTTGCTGGTGGTGGACGTCATGGCATTCGGCGGCGCCCAGGACCTGCGCGTCGCGACCACGTTCGCGGCGTTGGCAATCATCAACTGCGCCGTGCTGGCGCGTTTCGCATGAGCTACACCATGAACGGAAAACCGATGTGGTGTCGTCCGGCACGCACTCGGTGCGGGAATGAGTTTCCGGCGCATCCAGACATCGACGAGCGCGCCGCAGAGCATCTAGGCATCTTGTCCGAGGCGGCGCAGCTGGTGGCCGCGGGAATACGGGCAGGACTCGTGGAGCGCCCGACCGCAGTGGAAGATCCCACCGGCAAGCTCCGGATGGACAGGCCCAACAACGTGTGGACCCGCTGCGACACTTGCCACCAACAATTCCAGCGCGGCAAAAAGAGCGAGCTGACGACGTGCTTTTCCTGCCGTTTACCCGCGGCGACATGCAAAGCTTGTGGGCAGCAATTCCAGCCTCAAAAACGCGGGCAATCGCTTTGCGGCAAAGCGTGCGTTGGACTGGCGCTAACTGCAGCGGCAACCGAGCGCAACAAGGACCGCGCAACAGTTGCGTGCGTGATTTGCGGCACACAGCACCGCATGCGTTTTGCAGGCGGCAAAATGGCCGTGACCTGCGGCCGCAGGTGTTCACAACAGCACGTGGCAAACATCAACAGAGACAAAAAACAACAGAGACAAGCAAAATGAACATTCGACATTCAGCACTCCCAAAGCTCGCTTTGTGCGGGCAATACGAGGGGGCGCCGGGCACCAGTCCGGCAGCCGAACGCGGCACCAAACTCGACGCGGCCTTTCGGCACGCCTGGACGACCGGCGAGTTTCCCGACTGGGACCTGCCCGAGGAGGACGCCGACGCCGTGCGCTGGGCGATCGATCAGTGCATCCGCTTAGGTGGCGGCGCTGACGGGCTCACGACCGAGGAGGACAAATGCCGCATTCTCACCGGCGGCTTTGAGCACCGCGGCACCGCTGACGGTGTCGCCGTCCGTGGCCGGTGGTTGGTGGACCTCAAATCCGGCCAAATCTACGATTACCGAGCACAGATGGCAGCCTACGCTCTGGGACTGATGCAGCAGCACTTTGAGCAGGACTGGACAACGCACCTACTGTTTTGCGACCAGCGGCAAACTGTGGTGCACCGGTGGACCTACGCGTCGGCCAGCGAGCTGGTGCGCACGGTGCTGGCCAACGTGGGGACGCCGCCGGTGGAAAACGATTATTGCGGATGGTGCAGGAAGAGTTTGACCTGCGGGGCTCGCGTCAAATCCATGACCGGCGCACTGGTGCCGGTGCAGTCGGAGATCACGCCAGACAACGACGGGTTTTTGACGCTGCTCAACGACCCGGAGAGGCTCGGGCGCTTCCTAAGCCAGTGCGCAACGCTGGAGGACTTCCGCGAGGCGGCCAAAACCAAGGCGCGAGAACTGCTCGAGGCAGGGCACACGGTGCCGGGCTGGCGGCTGCAGAAAGCGCGCGTGACCGAGTACGTCGAAGCCGAGCACATCGCTCAGGCGGTTCGCAACGGCGCAATCGGCGCACACGACGCCATCCTTGCCGGTGGTGCGTTGTCTGCCAAGAAAGCGCAAACGCTGTGGAGCGCAGCCGGGGCGGTGATGCCGGACGAAATTGTGGCGCGCAAAGTTGGCGCTCAACCTTTGATGCAAAGCAAATGAACTACGACGACTACATAGCATCAAAGGTGCGCACTGTCGCAAACGCAGGCTTTGAGCCTTTGCCGATTATTGCGCCGCTGTTTGACTGGCAAGCGCACATACTGCGGTGGGCGGTGCGCAAGGGCAGGTGCGCGCTGTTTGAGGACTGCGGACTTGGAAAGACTGCCCAGCAACTCGAATGGGCTTCCCAAGTCGTCAGACACACTGGCGGCAGCGTGCTAATTCTGACACCTCTTGCGGTGGCATCGCAAACAGTAAGGGAAGCGCAGAAGTTTGGAATTGAGGCAAAGCAGATCGCACGCGGCGACGAAATTACGGAGTCAGGAGTCTGGATTACGAATTACGAGAAGTTGGAGCATTTTGACTGCTCCGTGTTTGCCGGAGTGGTTTTGGATGAAAGCAGCATTCTAAAATCGTTCACTGGCAAAACCAGAAAAGCGCTGACAGATGCTTTTTCTCAAACGCCATACAGACTCGCGTGTACCGCTACGCCATCGCCGAACGATTACACAGAACTCGGGCAGCACGCCGACTTTCTTGGAATTTGCTCATACGGTCAAATGCTTGCGACGTTCTTTGTGAACGACACATTTAACACGGGCGACTGGCGTCTCAAAAAGCACGCTGAAGCTGAGTTTTGGAAGTGGCTGGCAAACTGGGCAGCGTGCGTTTCAAAGCCGTCTGACATTGGATTTGAAAATGATGGGTACGACCTGCCCGCGTTAAACATGCAAACCATTCTAGTGGACGCTGACATCAGCACGGACACAGGGGAGGACTTGTTCCGAATTGCTACGCTCTCGGCAACAACGATGCACAGAGAGATGAGGATGACATCAGCAGACCGCTCCGATGCTGTTGCAAAACTCGTGAATGAATCGGATGAGCCATGGATCGTCTGGTGCAACACCAACGACGAAGCCGATCACTTGGCAAAAAGAATCCCGGACGCTGTGGAAGTCCGAGGATCTGACACGACGTCACGCAAAGAAACTTTGCTCAGTGATTTCAGCCAATCGCGCGCTCGAGTCATTATCACTAAGCCAAGCATCGCCGGGTTTGGACTGAACTGGCAGCACTGCCGCAACGTGGCGTTTGTGGGGCTCAGTTACTCGTTTGAGGACTTTTACCAAGCGCTGAGACGATCCTATCGGTTTGGACAAACGCAACAAGTGAACGCATACATCGTGCAGGCCGTCACCGAGGGCGCAATCATGCAGTCGATTAATCGAAAGATTCAGCAACATAGAGACATGCAAGAAAAGATGAAGCAAGCAGCAGCAGAGATTACGTTTTGCGAAAGCAAAAAACTTGAGGCAAACGAGTCGATTAACACGCGAACCGGCAACGGTTGGACGGTGCACCACGGCGACTGTGTTCGCGTGGCAAAAACGATCCCGACGGGATCGATAGACTTTTCAATTTTTAGCCCGCCGTTTGCAGACTTGTTTACGTATTCAAACGATCTGCAAGACATGGGCAATTGCGACTCAATGGCAGACTTTATGAAGCACTTTGATTTCTTGATCCAAGAGATTAAGCGGATCATGCAGCCTGGGCGAGAAGTTGCGGTGCATTGCGTAGACTTGCTTTCCACAAAATGGAAGCACGGCGCGATTCAGTTCCAAGACTTCAGCGGAGAGATCATCCGCGCATTCTGGAAACACGACTTTCTGTTTCATTCCCGCATCTGCATCTGGAAAAGTCCGGTCACCGAGATGCAGCGCACGAAGGCGCACGGGCTGTTGCACAAAACGCTCAAAACCGATTCATCTAGCTCGCGAGTTGGGTGCGCCGATTACTTGCTTGTTTTTCGAGTACCAGGGCAGACGGTCGTGCCGGTGACAAAAGATGGATCGGAGTTTCCGGTGTCTTGGTGGCAGGAAGTGGCATCGCCTGTCTGGATGACAGTGGATCAGGGACGGGTTTTAAACGGAGAAGTGGCGCGAGATCAGGCAGACGAAAAGCACATTTGCCCGCTTCAGCTCGACGTAATCGAGCGAGCCATCACGCTCTGGAGCAACCCCGGGGAGTTGGTTTACTCCCCATTTACCGGCATCGGTTCGGAAGGATACGGAGCGCTGACACTTGGAAGGCGGTTCGTGGGATCCGAACTTAAACAAAGCTACGCAGACCTTGCGTGCAGCAACCTAAACAGCATCGAATCTCAACCCGTCCTTTTTTAATGAAATTGCACATCCAACAACACGACTTAAACGCAGTGCTCGAACGCGCTCGCCGCATCTGCGGCGGGCAGCTGCCGGTGACAAGCAACGTCCTTTTTGTGGCAGAGCGCGACACGCTGACGCTGCTTTCCAACAACCTGCAAGAATCGCTTACCGAATCCGTC